TCTCTCAAAAACCTTTTGGAAATTCCTCTCGGGTGGTCTTGACTTGCAACGAAGAAAATCTTCCTGCACTGTCTTTATACAAAGGTCTGGGATTTTTGCCGACAGGGAACCGTGATGAGGATGAAATTGAGTTGGCTTACCAACTCGACTAATACAACATAGAAAAAAGGACCCATCTGGGTCCTTTTTTCTATCCTCTTTTACAGGATGATGCAGATGAGTCCGCTGCATCCTTCGTTGATCATCCTCTCGATGGTTTCCTGCATTCGGATGCGTGCATCTGCCGGCAGGCGATAGAGCTTGTTGTGCAGCCCTTCGTTGACCAGCTCATGCAGCGATTTTCCAAAGATGTTGCTTTCCCATATCTTCTGCGGGTCGCCTTCAAACTCCTCCAGCAGGCTCATCACCAGCTCCTCTGACTGCTTCTCGCTGCCGACAATCGGGCTGACCTCGGTGGTGATGTCCGCTCTCATCATGTGGATGGAAGGCGCCGATGCTTTCAGCCGCACACCATACCGTCCGCCCTGCTTGACAATCTGCGGCTCCTCCAGGGTCAATTCCTCCAGCGACGGCATCACGATTCCATATCCGGTAGCTGCTACCTCCTCCAGGGCGCCTTTGACCTTATCATATTCCCGTTTCATCTGTGCCAGTTCGCACAGGCAGGGCAGCAGACCTTCCTCTCCGCCTATCTCCAGACCGGTCGCCTCACCTAAAATATCATAGAACAGATTCGGCTTCACTATGATGGAAAGCATCACCTTGCCGTGTCCCAAATCCATACCGGTAATCTGTGCGCGCTGGATCTGCTCACATTCTTCAATCTGCTCCAGCTGTGCGGCAACATGGCTGATGCGGTGCAGTTGTCCGCAGCTGCGGCAGATGGCGTCATACAAAGCCGATTTGAGCCAGTGTCCCTGCTCCAACGACAAAATCCACCGCGGGATATTGACCTTGATCTCCTTGACCGGAAATTCCATCAAAACATTGGACAGCACCTGCCGGATGTCCGATTCACTCAAATCCAGGCAGTTGACCGCCAACACCGGCACGCCGTACTTCTGCTGCATCTGTTCGACCAGCTCCCTCGCAGCAGGACTGTGCGGTTGCTGGCAGTTGAGCAGCACTGCGAACGGCTTTTGCAGCTCCTGCAATTCCCGGATGACCCGCTCCTCGGCT